TGAGGATCTGAACGATGCCCCTGAAGTCTCGGAAACGCCTCCTGAGGGCAAAGATTGAAAGCAGCTACGGCACGGATCCAACTCCTGCCGGATCAGATGCTGTTCTTGTTCGCAGTATTGAAATCACACCGCTTAACGCTGACGTCGTTGAGCGTGAGTTGATCTTGCCTTACATGGGCAATTTTGAACAGCTGCTAGCCAATCAGCACGTTGAGATCACCTTTGAAGTTGAGCTGGCCGGCTCAGGCTCAGCTGGCACCGCACCTGCTTGGGGTCCCATCATTCGGGCTTGTGGTTTCAGTGAAACGATTTCAGCATCAACTTCTGTTACCTATGCCCCTGTAAGCAGCAGCTTCGAAAGCTGCACGATTTACTTCGATAATGATGGGGTCAACCACAAAATCATTGGTTGTCGGGGTACTCTCTCGATGACTTGTGAGCTGAATTCTATTCCGGTGATTTCTTTCACCATGACTGGGCTTTACACAGAGCCCACGGATGTGGCTATTCCGAGCCACACCTACAGCAATCAGGCAACGCCAGTTTTGTTCCGTCAGGGCAACACCAGCAGCTTTGAGATCTACAGCTACGCAGCCGCGTTGCAATCTTTCAGCCTTGATATGGCTAACGAAGTTCTTTACCGCGAACTGGTTGGCGGCACAAAATCTGTTGAGATCACTGACCGTCGCCCATCTGGAGAGGTCGTGATTGAAGCGCCAACAATTACCGATAAAAACTTCTTTAGTGCTGCAACTGGAACATCTACTGGCAGCCTGAACTTCACTCACGGTACAGTTGCAGGGAACATTGTTGATTTCAGCTCTCCGCAAGCTGACATCGGGGCTCCGTCTTATTCGGATCAAGATGGCATCCAAATGATGACTCTTCCCTATATGTCAACTCCGACGACAGCTGGCAACAATGAACTGTCCTTAGTGCTGACTTGATTCATGGCTTTCGTTCTCAAGCAATCGGACACCTACACCTGGCCGATCACGCTTGTGATTCCTGTTGATGGCGGCAGGCGCGAAAAACACACCTTTGATGGTGAGTTCAAGCGTCTGCCTCAAACGCGCATCAATGAGATTGTTCGCATTGCGCGAGCAACGGAACGTAACCGTTTTGATGCTGAGGAGGAAGTCCTAGAGGATCAGGCAGCTTGCGCTGAGATTCTTGTGGGCTGGTCAAACGTTGTAGACGACGAGGGAAACGAAATCCCCTTCAGTGTCTCTGCGCTTGATCAGCTTTTAGAACTGCCAACTATCGCCGGGCAAATCGTCCGCGCATGGTTTGAAAGCCTTGAGGTGGCAAAGAGAAAAAACTGACTGAGGCTGTCGATCACTGGTTTAGTGATGACGGCGGCCAAAACGATGAATTGAAACGCGATGCAGAGCGGCTGAATATCCAGCTGCCTGCTGAAATGTTTGAGCCTGAAACGTTTGCGATATGGCCTGAGCATCTTGACGTTCTTGAAATGTTCTTGCGTTGTCAGACGCAATGGCGCTCCGGTGCTAATGGAGTCATCGGGCTCGACTACGGCGTGGTGTTAGAGCTTTGCCGCCTTTATGATGTGCAAGACAGGAAACAGCTGCTCAACGATTTGCAAGTGATGGAAGGTCGAGCCCTCCAACTAATCGCTGAGGCTGCTGAAAAGCAGCAAAAAGCTGCCCGCCGTAAAGCCAGGAAGTCATGAACTTAAACAGCGTTCTGCGTCTGACGGCAAGGGTTACGGGCGTCCGCGAGTTCACAAAGCTCGACCGCGCAATAAAGAAGACAGAGAAGGCCGCTAGGGACGCTGAGAAGGGCTTCAAGAAAATGCTCGACTCTCGGTTGTTCAGAACTGCGGCCGTAGCGGCTGCTGGTTTGACTGCAGCCATTGCCTTGTCAACTAAGGCAGCTGTTGAGTTTGAATCGTCAATGGCTGATGTTCGCAAAGTCGTTGACGGCTTAGACAGCCCTAAGGCTTTCGCTGAAATAAATCAAGAAATTCTTGAGTTGTCGAACAATATGCCGATTGCGGCTCAGGGCTTTGCTGACATTTACGCAGCGGCCGGTCAAGCTGGAATTGCTAGGGAAGATCTAAGAACATTCGCTGAGCAAGTCGCTCAAGTTTCCGTTGCTTTTGACATGACCGCAGAAGATGCGGGCACGGCGATGGCAAAAATCATGACATCCCTAGGTTTAACCATCCCTGAGATGACGAACTTAGCCGATGCGATGAATCACCTAAGCAATAACAGCGCAAGCACTGCCGCGCAGTTGGTTGATTTCACTTTGCGAGCAGGTCAAGCGGGCCAATCGGCTGGCCTTACTGCTGAGGAAACTGCTGCGTTTGGTTCAGCAATGATTGCCTCAGGAGCGCAGGCAGATGTTGCGGCTACAAGCTTCCGCAACATGATTAAAGCCCTGTCGCGTGGTCCGAGCATGACTGACCGGCAAATAGCGGCATTGGATCGTCTTGGTTTTGCGCAAAGTGATGCAGTAGCGAATGAGGCTGTTTATTCTGACGCCGTTCGGGCTGAAAGCGAGGCACGAATCAACATTGCGCGCCATGAAACTGATCAGCTAGCAAAAGAACTTAACCGTCGTTTCCGTGATCAAATGACAATTATTCGGGACGGTTTAGACGATCAGACCGAAGAATTCACAGAAAAACTGCAAGATCAAGCCGATGTGCAGATCAAAGCATTGCAGCGTCAGCAAAGAGCAGAAATCGATGCTGCACGCGAAAGAGCCGAAGAACTTGATAAGTCAGCGCAGCAGGAAATTTATGCAATACAAGATAAGTTTGATCAGCGAATTGACGCAGTAAGGGACAAGTTGCAGGACGAGTTGAAAGAACGTCGCCGCGCAGATCGGGACAGGCTGACGGCGATTCAGGATGACATGAATGATAGAAAAGAAGCCGAGCTTGCGGGCCTTGAATCAAACTTTAATGAAATCAAAGAAAGAGAAAAAGCGTTGATGGAAGAACGTCTCGCAGCTATTGAGGCGCAAGCAGCGGCAGGTGCAACTGCGGCGGCTGAGGCTTTGGCTAAAGGTTTGCAAGAGGACGCTATAGGGACCATTAAAGATGTTTTTGACAGAATTCGCGAACTTCCAAAAGAGGCGCAACTTTCGCTTGTTTCTGATTTGTTTGGAGACGAGGCTAGGGCTGTTTTGCCTTTAATCAATAACGTTGATTTGCTCGAAAAGTCGCTCAGCTTGGTCGGAGATCAAAGCGCTTACGCGGGATCGACTTTGAATGAGTTTTTGACACGAGTAAACACTACAGGCAACCAAGTCCAACAGGCTCAAAACCAAATTCAGAACCTGTCTATTATCTTCGGCCAAACATTTGCACCGGCTCTGAGCAGTCTTCTCACGGCCTTGACTCCTGTCGTTGAATCATTCACTTGGATGCTTCAAAATGTGCCGGGGCTTGCCCCTGTCATTGCTGTTCTTTCAACTGCGTTTATTGGTTTAGTCGCGATTTTGCCAGCTTTAGGGGGCTTGGTCACGGTCATGGGTGCGATAGGGGCCAAGGGGGCTGGGTTTGCTGCTGTAGGCGTAGCTATTGGTGGAATTAAGACGGCATTGCTAGGGGTTGGAGCTGTTTTGACTGGCCCTCTTGGCTTGGCGGCTTTGCTTGGTGTGGCTATTGGAACCGCTTACACTTTCCGCGACGAAATTGGACAAGTTTTTACAAACATTGCCGAAGGGATTGGAGTCTCTTTGAGCATGGCTAGAGAGACTTTTGTTGAAATTTTTACAAATGTTTCAGAGTTTGTCAGAAATGTTTTTTCAGAGCTGTTCAATTTCTACAAAACAACGTTCATTGAGCCTGTTATCCAAGTCGCTGAGTCGCTTGGGCAAGCGTTATCTGGTATTTTTAATCGCATTGCAGACTTTATCAAACAGCCATTCGTAGCAGCGTTCAATTTTGTCAAAAGCTCTATCAACAACGTAGTTCAAGCCATTGCAGGTGGAGTGAATGCGGCGATTGGAGGTATCAACCGAGTCATTAGCGGGGCTAACAATCTCCCAGGCGTAAACATTCCTTTGATCCCAAACATTGAAATCCCTGAGTTTGCGGAGGGCGGCATGGTGACTGGCCCAACACTTGGATTGGTTGGCGAGGCTGGGCCTGAATACATCGTCCCGGCTGGCAAGGCGCAGGCGTTTGCTCAGAACATCCTCGCAGGTGTTCGCGGCCCTGCTGCAATTCCTAAGTTTGCAGAA